GTTTCTCAATGTATTGAAGAGGCTTATGAAAGATGCAATGTACAATTGACATCTGGACTGAGCTTAAGAACTGCTCTCTTTTCTCTTAATATTTTATTAAGTGAATGGGGAAACAGAGGAATTCATTTTTGGGAAATAGCAAATACAAGTCTTTATTTAACCGAATCACAACGTGTTTATGATATTTATTGGGATTCAACTATACGAAATTCTGTCACCACAAATCCTTCCACAACTGATGGATCTTCTTCTTACGTTTATAACGCCACAGATATTTTAATGGCTGCTTATCGCAGCGGAACTGACACGAGTCAGACCGATGTTAATTTAACTAAAATTGATCGATCTACTTATGCAGCTTTATCTAATAAAAATGCAGAAGGACAACCTTCTCAATTTTGGGTTCAAAGATTTCGAGACAAAACAACAGTCACTCTTTACATAACTCCTGGTAGTGCACAGGCGGGTAAGTATCTTAATATTTATTATGTAAAAAGAATTTTCGACGCAGGCATTGCACATCCTGATTCACAAGCATCTGATACAGCTTATTCTAATACTGCAGATGTTCCTTACAGATTTTTCCCTCCTTTAATTTCGGGTTTAGCTTTTTATTTAAGTCAAAAACTTAACCCAGCTAAAACACAAGAACTTAAATTATTATACGAAGATGAGTTAGCTAGAGCTTTAGCTGAAGATGGTTCGGCATCTAGTGCTTTTATAACTCCTCAATCTTATTACCCATCGGTGACTTAATGACAGCAAGATTTTCTCAAGGAAAATATTCACAGGCAATTTCTGATCGAAGTGGTCAGGCTTTTCCTTATCGAGAAATGGTTAAGGAATGGACAGGAGCCTGGGTTCATATTTCTGAATACGAACCGAAGTCTCCTCAATTAACTGTAAAAGTTACAGGGGGAGATCCACAAGCTTTACAACATCCACGAAGTGCACGAACAGAAAATGCAGTGGCACGATTATTACCGCAGAATCCGTTCACAACTTATGCAGCAGCATCGAGTGTTATTAATGTTTATTATCCAAGTCATGGATTAACTAATGGAAGTACTTATAGATTTAGGGGATCCCCCGCTGCTTCAGGATATGCCGACCCAGCTACCTTTGATGGAATTGCTGGTTCTAATATTGCAAAAGCTGCAGGCTATGCTATTACTACAGGTAAATATGTGAGTGGCGCTCGAGACACTGATTATACGACTGATTGGTTTTATTTTACAGTGGATACGAGTACAGCTACCACAGGAAATGTAACAGGAGGAGGCTTTCCGGTTTCAGTAGGACCGGTAACTTTATCAGCATAATGGCACAATTTACATACGCAACATTAACAACCGCTATTTTAAATTTCACTGAAACAGACACAACTGTTTTAAGTTCCACGATCACTGATCAATTAATCGGGAACGCTGAAGAAAGAATCTTTAGAGATATTAATATTGACGCTAATAAATTTTATTTTCAAGCCACCGTTAATAGTGGACAAGGAACCTACAATGCTCCTTCAGGATGTTTGATTATTCGAGCTCTTAAAATGACCGATACTTCAAACAACATGTGGTATTTACAAAAAGTCGATCAAACAATGCTGGATGAATATACCCAGGATGAAACGAATAATACAGGAAAGCCTAGATATTGGGCTAATTATGATGGTGGAGATGGCTCGAGTTCAGGATATTATAAGATAGCTCCTTCTCCAGATGCGGCTTATACGATTGAAGTAGAATATTTAAAAATGCCTACGGGACTTAGTGGAGCGAATACAACTACCTATCTTAGTCAAAGGTTTGGAAATGGGCTTTTATATGCCTGTATTGTTGAGGCTTATGGATATTTAAAAGGCCCAATGGATATGTTGACATACTATGAAAATCGATATAAACAGGAAGTAGATAAATTCGGTCTTGAACAAATTGGAAGACGAAGAAGAGGAGACTATACTAGCGGAACAATTAGAATTCCACTTAATACTCCATCAACAACCGATTCGGGTTTAACTAAATAAGGAGATCTTATGGCAGTCACAACAGCAGTATGTAACAGTTTTAAAACGGAACTTTTAAAAGGAGAACATGATTTCGCTGTCAGTCAGGATAAATTTAAAATTGCACTGTATCTTACAGGCGCGACAATAAATAAGTCGACTACTTCTTATGGCACAACTAGTGAATCTTCTGGCACGAATTATACGGCTGCTGGAAAACTTTTAGCGATTGCCAATCAATTAGTCACTTTGGAAACTGACACAGCATGTGTTGATTTTGGAGATGTTTCCTGGCAAACAGCAACTATTACAGCTAAGGGAGCTGTTATTTATAACACTTCTAGTTCTACAACTCGAAAAGCTGTTTGCGTTTTAAATTTCGGCGGGAATAAAACTTCTACAGCCGGCACATTCACAGTTCAATTCCCTGCAGTTACAGACACTCAAGCTATCTTAAGAATAGCCTAGGAGGTAATCTCCCATGGCTAATAGCTGGAATGAATCCGGAACTTCGTGGGGCTACGGTCTCTGGGGTCAACAATCTAATACTACAGTCACACTTACAGGCATAGGACTTACATCCTCTATTACAGCTCCTGATGCATATAATGAATCAGGATGGGGTAGATACTTTTGGGGTGAAAGAAGTTGGGGCGTCCGTGGATTAAACGAAACCGTTTCTGTTACAGGCATAGGGCTTACTTCATCCATGGGTGATGAAACCGCAACTGGAACAATTGAAAAAGGTTGGGGTCGAGGATCCTGGGGCAATAGAGTTTGGGGAGATACTTATTCAGTTTTACCAACCGGTGTTTCCACAACTTCTTCTATTGGAGATGTTTCCGTTGTTGCGGGAGCAATTGTAAGCCCAACAGGAACTTCCGCTACCATAAGTCTTGGAGATGTTGATCTTTCTTTAGGAGCTACCGTAACTCCAACCGGAGTATCTGTAACCAGTTCTCTTGGAGATGTAACTATTTTAGAAAACGAAATTGTTACTCCAACAGGCATAGGATTAAATGCTAGTCTTGGACTGGCTTTACCTGTTGGCCCTGGAAATGTAGAATTGACCGGCATAGGTTTAACCGCTTCTTTAGGAGATGAAAGAGCCTTTACAGATGTAACTATTTCTTTATCTGGATTTGGTTTATCATCTGGAATTGGAATTGCTCGTCAAAATTCTATTTATGGACTTCCGTCTGTTTCCTTGACATCTTCACTAGGTAGTGTAAGTATCGTGGGTAAAGCAGTTGTTAGTCCTACAGGTCTCGGATTAACGGCATCTGCGAATGCTACGGCATTTGCATATTCACCGGTTGACAAGGGATCGAGTGTGACTTATACTGAAGTATCTAAGGGTACAAGTGTAACTTATACCGAAGTGGATAAAACAGCAGCTTAAGGAGATTTTAAAATATGCCATCGTCATATACAAATTTAGGAATTCAAAAAATGGCTACCGGTGAAAAAGCCGGTACATGGGGAACATTAACTAACACTAACTGGGATATGATTGAAAATATCGCAGGAGGTTATGTGGCACAAGCTTTATCGGACGGGGGCACAGTCACTTTAACTAAAAATGACGGCTCTGACTCTGTATTATCTACTCGTATTATTAAATTAACAGGAACATTATCAAGTGGAAATGCTATTGTAACAGTACCAGACAGTATTGAAGCCTGGTGGATCGTTAATAATGCCGAAGGTGGAAGTACTTATACCGTTACCTTTAAAACAGTTTCAGGGAGTGGCGTTACGTGGGCTGCAGGTATTACAGGATCTAAACTTATTTATACAGACGGAACAAATTGTATTGATGCTAGTGCAAGTTTTGGAGCACAAATTCCTTACATTACAAGTACCGGTATATCACTGGTATTTGGATCTTAAATATGATATTTAATTTTAAATTAATAGGAGGAAAACATGGCAAGTGAAGTAATGAAAGAAAAGTGTGTCAGAGCAATGACGAACTCTGAAAACACTTTACTAACTGCCGCATCAGGACACACTTACACGATACTTAACATTTCGTTATGTGAAACTGCTGCAGCGGCCGAAACTTTTGATCTTTATGTCGATCCACTAGGTGGCAGCAACGATACTTATATATATAAAGCACAAGCACTAGGAGCTAATGAAACTTTCGAACATACTGGGAGAATAGTTTTGGAAGCAACCGATGTACTTTATGGTATTGCAGGTA